TACAATTCCGAATGAAGTTGTAACAGGGTTTGAAGAAGGTGAAGGCGCCGCCCAAATTGCAAAAGATGCAGCGGGCAATATGGCGCAAAACGCTTTGTTCAATGTTGCGGGCGAAGTTGTTCCGGCCACAATCAAGGGAACGTCAAACCTTATTACACGCGGCCAAATGAATCGGATTGCCGATGCGTTAGATGATGGGGCGAAGCTGACAGCGGAACAAATTTCCGAATACAACAGGCTAGCGGCAAAAGTTGGTGAAATTGGTTCGGAAGATTGGCTGAACGTTAATATGGCAAAATATGCGGATGAGATGCCCGTGAAGAACGCCGCACAGCCGATTGCAACAGGCACAGAAGCGTCCGTTCCGTCCATGGCAGACATGTTTCCTTTAAGCAACAAAACGCCCGTACAGAGCGAAACGGACGCGCTGGTGAATGCGTTCTACAATAATACACTTACCAACGCACAGATCGAGACTTTGAAGCCCGGCGGCAAAAACAGAGCGGCCTTTGAGGCGGCGACAGGATTGCCCTTGCCCGAGACGGCAAGCAAGACACGGGCGTTGCTGAAACTTGGCGCAGAAGAAAGCATTGACGGTACTTTGAAAACAGAATATAATGGGGTTAATAGAGGTGTACAAAATGGAACAGCAAATCCAGCAAGCGCTTCAGTTGCTTCAGGAGAAGGGATACCGCTTGAGCGGCAGGGATTTGGAAGTGATTCCAATGTTGCTTCGGGAAGGCAGTACACTGGAGGAAATCGAGGAACAGTATCTGTTCTAAATAATAACGTTAATGGAGGTGTCCAGAATGAGCCAGCAGGAGCAGAAAGAGTTTCAGGAGTATTTGAAAACACTATGCCCGTGGGACCGGGAATGGGCTCTGGACATGGCCAGCCGGGGGAACTCGCTGGAGGAAATCAAGTACTATATCGAGTTCTAAACAACGACCGAACAACTTCTGACGCACTGACGCGCGTTGGCAGCGCGTATACAGATTTGCATGATACGACCGCACAACCGCAGGTGTTTACTGCGGCGCTTGATGATGCCATAAAAGCAAATAAACACGGCCTCATGGTCAGCTCCAAAACCCCGCAGGCATTGGCTGACAGTGGGGCCGTTACCTTTATGACGAACGACGGGCTTGCGGGGGCGGCTGTGACTGCCGACGGCGATATAGAGGCTGTTTTTAAAAATCCAGCAAGCCAGATAAAAAGGGCTAGCGCTCCGCTGATGTTGAATGCAATCGAAAATGGCGGAAGAAAACTGGATTGCTATGGCATTGATTTGGTACAGAATTACAATAAATTTGGTTTTGAACCCGTGGCACGTGTTGCATGGAATCCCGAATATGCGCCGGATGGCTGGACATACGGCCCGAAGGACGTATATGTAATGAAGCTTGCTGATGGTTTGGATGCGGACGGCGTAAAGGCACGACTTGGTTTTTCTGAATCGGACGGCGGATTCCACAAATGGACGCAACCCGAGCTTGACGCATTGCCTGAGATGGACTATGATGCGGCGCTGGCCTACCGTGACAGCCTGTTTGAACAGAGTGCAAAACCTGTGGCTGAACGCGTAGACGGTGCGGCATCCTCTGTAAGCGCAAGGGTTCAACCCAATGCTAGGGCACAAACACAGAACGCACCTGAAATCCCGTCAGGCATGAAAGAGCGCGGTTTTGCCGAGAGCCTGCGGACCAAAAGCGACCTGCCCACCGAAGTGAAGCAGGAGTTCATAGACAACCCGGAATTGTACAAGTCGCTCTCCAATGAAACGACTGTGGCGCGCGCAGAAGAAATATTCGCACGCGGTGAAACAGAGGCAAGGAACGCTTTCAGCGATATGCTGAAAACCGCAGATCCGGCGGCGGTTCCGCTCGGAAAGATGATTGCTGATGACCTTATCGCCAAGGGAGACCGGGCCGGAGCGGTGAATGTTCTGCGGGATATGTCTGCTGCGCTTACCCGCAGCGGCCAGTTTTCGCAGGCGGCGGTGATCGCGCTGACAAAGGCGGACCCCATGACCGCGTTGCAGTATATCCAGCGGCAGGTAGACACGATGAACGCTGCCGGTGCAAAGAAGTTTGGCAGGAAGTGGAACGACTTTGAACTGACGGATGCGGAGATAGACGCATTCAAGAACATTGCCCCCGGCGACACGCAGGCGGTGGAAACCGCAATGGAGAATGTCGGCAAGCGTATCAGTAAGGAATATCCCGCTACGGTATATGAAAAGTTGCTGGAACTGCGCCGTATTGGGATGCTGTTGAATCCGCGCACAATGGTGCGAAATACATTGGCGAACGCCGCGATGATGCCTGTACAGGGAGCCTCCGGGAAAGTATCCGCGCTGATTCAGGACATCACTCATCGGATAAACCCTGATTTTACACCCACGCAGGCGCTGCATGTATCCAAGGAAAGCAAAACACTGGCATCTCAGGTTGCCGACAATATGCGGAGTGTGCTTTCGGGTGATACAAAATATTATGAATTTCAGGGACAGGGTGCGGGTGCAAAAGGGCAAAACGCATTGAACGACCTGAACCAATACGCTCGGGACAAAACAATATTCAAGGGGGAAATTAAAAGCGATTGGCTTTCGCAGCTCGTAGACAAAACAGCATATGAGCTGAACAAAGTATCTCAAAAAACGGCGCAACAGGACTTGTTTTCCGGCATGACGAGCGAAAAGGGAATACTGGAAAATACACGGCAGCTTACTTATGGTTTGCTTGAGCTTGGCGACGCGGGTTTTGTGGACAAGTTTTTCAGAGACCGCCTTGCAAGCTACATTGAAGCACGTGGGATAAAAAGCGTGAACGACGTCCCCCCGGAGGCCATTACAACAGCGCTGGATGAAGCAATGAAGGCAACGTTTAAAGATGACAATGCGTTGACGGAAATGCTTTCGTCTATAAAACGTTCAACAAACCGCGTGGGCGGGATGGGGAACTTTTTGCTTACGTTTACAAAAACCCCGGCCAACATTGCAATGCGCATTGCGGATTACAGCCCTGCAGGATTGGCATCTGCTGCTGTAAAACGCGTGAAAGGCCAGACGGATGCCGCGCAGTTCATTGACGACATTTCAAAGGGGATTACCGGAACAGGGCTGATGGTGTTAGGCGCGCAGCTTTTTAAGGCTGGGATTCTTACAGGGCCTGAAAGCGACGATAAGGACGAGGCCGCATTTATGCGGACGCAGGGGTTTAAGCCGAATGCTGTGCATGTTGGAGATAAATATTATACGATAGATTGGGCACAGCCCGCAGCCAGCGGCCTGATGATGGGGGCGGCGATTATGGCCGAACTGGAGAAAAACCCCGACGCCAGCTTTGCCGACGCTTCGGTTGCGGCCGGAAAAACTGCACTGAATACTTGGATAGAAGCATCGCCTGTTAAATCCATCGAAGATTTGTTTTCGAGCTATGAGGGGCTGCCCGGCGGTGTTTCGGAACTGGTGCAGGAAATTCCAGGAAGTTTTATTCCATCTACAGTTGGGGCAACGGCGCGCACTGTGGACCCCGTACAGCGCCAAACATACAGCAAAGGAGACTGGCTCGGCACTCTGTTTGGAGGAATGCAGGCAAAAATTCCCGGCGCATCAAAATCTCTACCTGCGGCATATGACACTTGGGGCAGACCGATCACGCGGCAGAACAGCACAGGTGAAGCGGCGTTTGCACAATTCGTAAGCCCCGGAACGTTGGGGAATGCAAACGAATCTCCTATCGACAATGTGATTCTGGAGCTGTTTCAGGATACCGGGAATAACAAGGTATTTCCCCGCAAAGCCGGATGGAGTGTTACGGTAGACGGCGAAAGCAAAAGCCTTACCAACAGGGAATACAGCGACTATCAACGGGAAATGGGGCAGATGTCCTATAATATTGCTGAATATCTGGTGCCCAAGTTTGATAACTTGACGGATGAGCAAAAAGTATCGGTACTGGATAATGCGTATTCTATGGCAAAGGATGTTGCTGAAAATGAGTTGTTCGGCGCGGATTTAAGCAGGACCACGGAAAAACGTATGGAAGAGGCAAGCGCGCTGGATGGAACCCAGTATGCAAACTGGGCAGAAATCCTGTTTGCGCATGCAATTATCAAGGATGTGACCGGGGATAAAGTCCCCGGTACGGACAGGACTATAAGCGGCAGCGCGAAGAAAAATAAAATTGCCGCCCTCGTAGATGCCGGATACAGCCAGTATCAGGCGATGCAGTTGTATGACCTGTTGAACGGATGAACAAAGCCCCCGGTTCAGGATTTCTCCTGGCCGGGGGCCTTGTTGTTTTCCCTAAAAGTACCGCCCCGTCCGTGGATAGCGGATAGAGGCGGTGAAATATGGAACGCTGCTCACATCTATCTGTGGGAAAAGATAGACAAACAGCGTTTCATATAGGCAGATTTGAATGGGATTGAAATGCAAAAGATTTTACTAATCTTTTCCACGTCCCTCATTGATAAGAAGAACACCGCACACTGCAGTAAAAAAGTATCCAATCACAAAATCACTGAATCCATCTCGAATCCAATTGACTATAGTGCAATACACAAAATAAACGAGAATTACAACTCCGACAACAATTGTGCCCCATTTGTATCCCTTTGAATTTTCTAAGCAGATTTTATCCGAAACAGTATGAGCCTGCAATGCTCCGAATGCCCCCATACCGGTTGACATATATAGAATAGGCGTGGATGGCCAACTTAGCAGCTTCGCAACCCATTCGATGGAAAACAAAAACCCGAAAATCACACCTATGAACATATAGGCAAGCCAGCCTACCACCAACCCGCAAATACAACCCAAAATATTTCTAACAATGATGGTACTTATGGGTTTTTCCATAACAAGGCTCCCTTTCTCACAAATCACTAAAAAAGAGATATCAAAAATATATCACAACGATATATTAAGTATATCACATCGGTATACTAAGCACAAGAGAAAATGGAGGGACAGCTTGTGAATAATACCGATATGAAATTTTTAGTGCGCGCGAACAAAGAAATCATAGCGAAAGTGGATTACATTGCCCAATATCACGGGATAAGCAGGAACGCGGAGGTGAATCTTGCGCTGCGCAAACTCATTGTTGATTTTGAAAAAGAAGTGGAGCCGATTCAGTTGGATTCCTCTGATGCATCTTCTAAGTAAAAAGCAAAGGCACCAAGAAACTCTCCAGCAGGAGGCGGCTCTGGTAGGGAATGATTCATAATTCTTTCTAACAAATCCCGGTTCCCGCGTTGCCAGATCAAGCGGATTGCTTTTCTTATAGAAGCTTCGGGACAATCCCATTCAACGCACCTTTTGGCTGCTGTTGGAATATAGATTTCTTTTATCATAGCAGTCAATGCCGATTTGTTTTTTAAGACCAGTTCGATGGCTGTTAACAAGTCCCAATATCCAATCAATTTGGGCGATAGTCCTAGCCGATTTAGTTCTTTTTGCGGGTCTTTGATTAAAATCAACCCCCTGAAAGAATGTACTGGTATATTATCTCTTTCAGGTAAAAAATTACTATTTTCGATTGAAATAGATTGATTACGAACGATTTCGAGCAAATTCGTCGATTTCACTACGCAACATCCTTCTATCTTGGACATTGTGACAAAATTTAGCTATTGCCACTCTATTGACACAAAATGTCCGATATTTGGCTTATTTGCGTGGTTTTTTCAGCCCCTGCTAAGGGCGTAGGTCGGGAAACCGGCGCGAGGGTTCAAATCCCTCCTTCTCCGCCATAAAACCGCATTGTAAAGCCATTTTTGGGCTTTCGGTGCGGTTTTATTTTTATCTATTTTTACCCTCAATATCCCATTAAAATTTTGCTATTGCCACGCTTATTGCCATGCGTGTATTATAGTGATTCGGAAAGATTTGTCAATAGCTGGATGATGAAATCGCCTTGGATTCGCTACTTTTTGTCTTTTTTTTCTTTCTTAACTTATTTACTGCTTTTACTTTTTCATCTACGGATATATGGGTATATCGAAGAGTTGTGTTGTATGAAGTGTGCCCCATGATTTCTTTTATGATGGCGGGGGCTACTTTTTTTTCGGCAAGGGCGGTCGCGGTTGTATGACGGCAGCAATATGCATCCAAGGGGCGTATCCCTGTGCGCTGTATGAACTCAGCCCACATTTCGTAAAAATCTTCTATCCGCATGTCGATGATTCCGCCTTTTTTGGATAGGCTGATTTGCTTTTTTATTACGGGAATGATGCAATCAGCCAATGGAATCACTCGATTTATACCCGCCTCCGTTTTAATTCCCCCAATCATGTATTTTTTATCGAGGAAAATGTCTTTTACCCGTTGTGCAAATAACTCGCCTGTCCGCATGCTGGTATAGATCATTGCCAAAGCGTATCCCGCAAAATTATTTCCGTTTTCGTAGTCTTTCCATATCTTTGCTACCTCCTCTGATGTAAATGCGTCGCGTTTGGATTTGGGCGTTTGAGGCAATTCGATATATTGAGCTAAGTTTTTGTTTGGAGGAAGTATTTCTTCTCTTTCTGCAATTTTGTACATATGGGATAAAAGCGTTTTAATATCACGCTTTGGGTAATATGCACCCGGTGCGCCGTCAACAATTTCTTGCATTTCGAGGAATGTAAGCGTTTGAATATCCCGGTGCTGTAACTCCTCGAGGCGGCCCCATGCAGTGAGATAATGAGATTTTTTGTCTTCCGACATTCCTTTATATTTTTTTGTTTCTTTCCAAAGGTTATAAAGGTCGCGCAGAATAGGCGACTTTTCCGAGACAGTGTATTTCCCGTTTTTCAAAATGGGCAAATAGTCCAGAGCGTCTTTTTTTCGGAGAAACCCATCTTTTGTGCGCCGTATATTGGCGCCATTGGCCATGACACGCACTTCAGCTCTCCACTTTTTATTAGGGAGCTGGTACACTGTGCCAGAACCGTTGCCGCGCTGTTTTCCTTTCTTTTGCTGCATGGTTTGTTTCTTTCCGCACCAATTGCAGAACATACTTTCATTGGGAATTTCTTTGCCGCATTTTTTACATAACATAAAAACACCTCCGGGCGCACTTTACAAAGCCTGCCCAAAGGTGGTACAATCACATTGTCGGACGGATTGCCCATTGGGTAAGCTGTTCTATATAAACGCTTCGGTGTTGGTAGCACCGGGGCGTTTTTTATTTTGATAAAATTTCTTTCCAGCTTTCAGGGAAACCAATACAGGAGAGCGAAACGCAATCCGAGTATGCATCCAAAATTCGTTCCAGTTCGAGAAGAACATAGCCATTCCACTCTGCTGCGTCTGAGTACATAAAAGACATTACACAAATCTGGTCAAATACCATCCCCGTAGGAGTACATGCGAGAGGGTGGTGTTTGCAATGCGCTGGAGTTCGGCCATAATTAAAATTATAGATACGCATATAGTGAGCCAAGTGATTTCTAGTGAAAGTAAGGTTTTCTATCCAGCTTGCTAATTGTACCGGTCCCGTGTTATACGAACGAGCAATATCTTTTTTGTATTTTGTTCCCAGATTATCGTAAACCGCGTGAAGATTTCCCATCGTGAACAAATCAACCGCCACCCACATTGGCAAAAATCCATCATAATTATCTATGTGGTGTTTTACAAAAGGCAACGCTTTATTATTTTCAACAGATTTATAAAAGTGTTCAAGAAATCTAATGTACGGTTCATAAGCTTTATAAATTGTCGGTTTTAGGTAAATAAGAGGGTCTCCGGGGAATTGACTTGTAATCGTATACGACAATCGTGTCTTTAATGTTTCTTCAACATCCTCCAGCGCATACATCAATATACGCGTAAACTTTCGATCGAAGTCATAAATGCTCTTGAGGATATCCCAAGAGAGATTATCAATATACGAATCACTTTTTGGCTGTTTAAAATCATGCAAATAGCCGGACAGTCTGTAGTAGTTAATATTGAAAAGGGCACTTTCAACTTTTTCTCTTTCCGAAATTAAAAGCCCACGCTGGGTTAATTTTTCCACTTGTTCATGCAAAGAGAGATGCTTTTTTAA